TTGTCCAAGACAGCCGTGAAAAACATCGAACCGCTTGTGGGTCACCGGCGCTCGACCTTGCCGATGCGCGCGCCGAAATTGGGCGCAGATTGGCTCGTCTCCGCCGAAGCGGAGGTGCAGGACGGGTTTGTGGAAGCGCTGACTGACGACGCGCTGCTGGCACTGCCGTGGATATTCGAGTTCTGGGCATTGCCGCATCAATTGCCGCCCGAAGGCGATTGGATGAGCTGGGTGATCATGGGCGGGCGCGGCGCGGGGAAAACCCGCGCCGGCTCGGAATGGGTGCGGGCGATGGTCGAGGGGCCGACCCCGCAATGCCCCGGACGGGCGCGGCGAATGTGCCTGCTGGGCGAGACGTTTGACCAAGTGCGCGAGGTGATGATTTTCGGCGAAAGCGGTATTCTGGCGTGCTCGCCCCCGGACCGGCGGCCCGAGTGGCAGGCGGGGCGGCGGCGGTTGGAATGGCCCAATGGCGCGGTGGCGGAGGCCCATTCCGCCCATGATCCCGAAAGCCTGCGCGGCCCGCAATTTGACGCCGCATGGGCCGATGAACTGGCCAAGTGGAAGCGGGCCGAGGCGGCATGGGACATGCTGCAATTCGGACTGCGGCTGGGCGATGATCCGCGCCAATGCGTGACGACCACGCCGCGCAATCTGGGGGTGCTGAAACAGATCCTCGCCGCGCCATCCACGGTGGTGACGAGCGCGCCGACAGAGGCCAACCGCGCGCATCTGGCCGAGAGTTTCCTGCGCGAGGTGCGGCGGCGGCATCGGGGCACGGCGCTGGAGCGGCAGGAGCTGGACGGTGTGCTGCTGGAGGATGCCGAGGGCGCGCTGTGGAGCCGGGCCGGGATCGCGGCGCAGCGGCTGGAGGAGATGCCAAAACTGGACCGCGTGGTTGTCGCTGTCGATCCGGCGGTGACGGCGCGGGCGGGTTCGGACGCCTGCGGGATCGTGGTGGTGGGCGCACAGATGCAGGGGCCGGTGCATGAGTGGCGCGCGGTGGTGTTGGAGGATGCCAGCGTGCAGGGCCAGATGCCGATCGACTGGGCGCGGGCGGTGATTGCCGCGACGGAGCGGCATGGCGCCAGTCAGCTGGTGGTGGAGGTCAATCAAGGCGGCGATTTGATCGAGACGCTGCTGCGCACGGTCGATCCGGGCGTGCCCTATCGGGCGGTCCGGGCGCAGCGTGGCAAGGCCGCGCGGGCCGAGCCGGTCGCCGCAATGTATGAGCAAGGGCGGGTGCGGCATCTGGGCGTGTTCGACGCGCTGGAGGATGAGATGTGCCGCATGACCCTGCGCGGCTACGAGGGCAGCGGCAGCCCGGACCGCGTCGATGCGTTGGTCTGGGCGGTGCATGAGCTGTTGATCCGCCCGCGCGAGGTGCAGGCGGAGCCGCATTACCGGGCATTGTGACGCGCGGGACAGGCCGCGAGCAGGCGTGATCCGCGCCGGGCGGGGGATATCACCCCTTGGAAAAACAAGACGATGCGTATGACCGCCGTGCTTTCAGCACCGGCGGTTTTTTATTGGCGGGAAGGGGTAGCGATGGGGTTCGGATTTCTCAAGCGAAGCGGGACGGGAGGCAGCGCGCCGCGCGGGGCACCGCCGGAGCGCAAGGCCTCGGCCACGGGGCGGGTCGTGGCGTGGCAGGGGGGCGGTCGGGCGGTGTGGTCCTCGCGCGATGTGGTCAGCCTGACGCGGGCGGGGTTTACCGGCAACCCGGTGGGGTTTCGCGCCGTGAAGCTGATCGCGGAGGCGGCGGCGGCGTTGCCTCTGGTCTGTCAGGATGCGGGCTGTCGCTATGAGCAGCACCCGCTGATTGATCTGCTGGCGCGGCCCAACCCGGCGCAGGGGCGGGCGGAGTTGCTGGAGGCGCTTTACGGGCAGCTTTTGCTGACGGGCAATGCCTATGTCGAGGCGGCGGGGCTGACGGGCGATGGGCTGCCGGCGGAGCTGCATATCCTGCGCTCGGACCGGATGAGCCTGATCCCCGGCGCGGATGGCTGGCCGGTGGCCTATGATTATGCGGTGGGCGGGCGCAAGCATCGCTTTGACATGGGCGCAGAGGTCGCGCCGCTCTGCCATATCCGCAGCTTCCATCCGCAGGACGATCACTATGGGCTGAGCCCGATGCAGGCGGCGGCGGTGGCGATGGATGTGCATAATGCCGCGTCGCGCTGGTCCAAGGCGCTGCTGGACAATGCCGCGCGGCCTTCGGGGGCGATCATCTACAAGGGGCCGGAGGGTCAGGGCTCGATGAGCAGTGACCAATATGACCGGCTCATCAGCGAGATGGAGCGCTCCCATAGCGGGGCGCATAATGCGGGCCGTCCGATGCTGCTGGAAGGTGGGCTGGACTGGCGTCCGATGGGGTTTTCGCCCTCGGATATGGAATTTCAGAAAACCAAGGAAGCCGCCGCGCGCGAGATCGCCACGGCCTTTGGCGTGCCGCCAATGCTGCTGGGCGTGCCGGGGGAGGCGACCTACGCCAATTATCAAGAAGCGCATCGGGCGTTCTACCGGCTGACCGTGTTGCCGCTGGCGCAGAAGGTCACGGCGCAGCTGGCGCATTGGCTGGCGGGGTTTGGCACGGGGGCCGAGATGGGGTCCGCGATGCCGGTGCGGATCACGCCCGATCCCGATCAGGTGCCCGCCCTGGCCGCCGAGCGCGAGGCGCAATGGCGGCGCGTGTCAGACGCGGATTTCCTGAGCGATGCGGAAAAGCGGCAGCTGCTGGGTCTGCCGCCACGCCCGGATGAGGAGGACACAGAATGATCGACGACGGCGGATTGGAGCGGAAATTTCACCGTCCCGACGCGGGGTTGCGTGTCGAGGATGACAATTGGATCGCGGGCTATGCGTCGCTGTTCGGGGCGGCGGATCAGGGCGGCGACGTGGTGCGGCGTGGGGCCTATGCGGCGTCGCTGGAGCGGCCCGAGCGGCAGGTGAAAATGCTGTGGCAGCATGATCCCACGCGACCGATCGGGGTGTGGGAGGAGCTGCGCGAGGATGCGCGCGGCCTGTGGGTGCGGGGGCGGCTGTTGCCGGAGGTGGCGCAGGCGCGCGAGGCGCTGGCGCTGATCGCGGCGGGCGCGCTCGACGGGCTGTCGATTGGCTATCGCACCAGCCGGGCAAGCCGCGATGCGCAGGGGCGGCGGGTGCTGGAGGTCGTGGACCTGTGGGAGGTGTCGCTGGTGACATTTCCGATGCTGCCGCAGGCGCGGGTCGGGGGCCGCCAAGCGAAACAGAGCGCACCTGCCGATGAGGCGGCGCAGGGGGCGGGCGGGATCGCGCGGGCCTTTGATGTGGCGCGGAGCGAGATTGCGGAGATGCGCCAGAAGGCGCGGAACAGCCGAAAGGAGGGCAGATGAGCGGGATAACACAACGGGCCGAAGGCCTGCGGGAGGCCGAGACCGGCGCGGCGGAGGGGCCTGATCTGCAGCAGGCGCTGCGGGGGTTTCTGACTGAGATCAAGGGCTTTCAGGACGACATGACGAGCCAAATTCAAGCAACAGAAGAGCGAGTGACCATGCTGGATCGTAAATCTCAATTCGCCATGCGCCGTCCGGCGCTGGCCACCGCAACTGATGTGGAGGCACCGCATCGTTCGGCCTTCGAGACGTATTTGCGTTCGGGCGATGATGACGCGCTGCGCGGCATTGATCTGGAGGGCAAGGCGATGTCGAGCGCGGTCGCGGCGGATGGCGGCTATCTGGTCGATCCGCAGACCGCCGAGACGGTGAAATCGGCGTTGAGCACGACAGCATCCATCCGGGCGGTGGCGCAGGTGGTGACGGTCGAGGCGGGCTCGTTCGATGTGCTGGTCGACCGGGGGGAGATGGGCTCGGGCTGGGCCAGCGAAAGCGGCGCTTCGGTGGAAACGGATACGGGTCAGGTGGACCGAATCTCGATCCCGCTGCATGAATTGTCGGCCATGCCGAAGGCAAGCCAGCGGTTGCTGGATGACAGCGCCTTCGACATCGACGGCTGGCTGGCGGCGCGGATCGCCGACCGCTTTGCGCGGGCCGAGGCCGGGGCGTTCATCAATGGCGATGGGATCGATAAGCCCAAGGGCTTCCTCGCCCATCCCAAGGTCGAAACCGAGCTGTGGGAATGGGGCAATCTGGGGTTTGTGGCCTCGGGCGCGTCGGGTGGGTTCGGCAGTGCCGATGCGCTGATCGATCTGGTCTATGCGCTGGGCGCGCCCTATCGCGCAAATGCGTGTTTCGTGATGAATTCCAAGACCGCCGGCGCGGTGCGCAAGCTGAAGGATGCCGATGGCCGGTTCTTGTGGTCCGATGGTCTGTCGAGTGGCGAGCCTGCGCGGCTGCTGGGCTATGCGGTGTTGATCGCCGAGGACATGCCCGACATTGCCGCCGATGCCTATGCCATCGCGTTCGGGGATTTCGGCGCGGGCTATACGGTGGCGGAGCGCCCCGATCTGCGCGTGTTGCGCGATCCGTTTTCCGCCAAGCCGCATGTGTTGTTCTACGCCACCCGCCGCGTGGGCGGTGACGTGACCGATTTCGCAGCCATCAAGCTGATGAAATTCGCCGTGGCCAGCTAAGCCTGACCGGGGTGAGCCGAACGGCCTGTCCGTGCCCTGAAAAGGGTGCGGCGGGTCGCAGGGGCGGGCGCGTGCCGGGAACCCGCGTCGTCCAGCTGCTCCCTCCCGTCCGAGCGGCGCGGGGGTGCGGGCCCGTCCCGATGTTGAACCGAAATGCAAGGGATGCCGCGCGGCTGCATGCGCGGCTCCGCAGCCTGCGGCAGGGCCGATCTGCCGCCTGTGGGGAGAGTGCCGATGATGTTGACCGAGCTGACACCGGTGCCGGAAGCGGCGTTGCCGCTGGCATTGTTCAAGGAGCATTTGCGGCTGGGATCTGGCTTTGCCGAGGCGGCGGTGCAGGAGGATGCGCTGCTGGTGCCGCTGCTGCGCGCGGCCAGCGTCGCGGTGGAGGCCTGGACCGGCAAGGTATTGATCGAGCGCGATTATCGCTGGCGGTTGGAGCGCTGGCGCGGTCTGCGCGTGCAGGATCTGCCGGTCGCGCCGGTGAGCGCGATCACCGCCGTGCGCGTGACCGACCGGCTGGATTGGGATGTGGTGGTGGAGCCTGCCGCGTGGCGGTTGATCCCCGACACGCATCGGCCCGGATTGGCGGCGCGCGGGGCGGCGTTGCCGCCCGTGCCCGACGGTGGGTTCGTGACGGTCGAATTCACTGCCGGGTTCGGCCCGGACTGGGATGACCTGCCCCCCGATCTGTCGCAGGCGGTGATGTTGCTGGCGGCGCATTACTACGAATATCGCCATGAGATGCGGATGGGCGAGGGCGTGATGCCCTATGGCGTGTCGGCGCTGATCGAGCGCTGGCGCAACATGCGATTGCTGGCCGGGGGGCCGCGCCGATGAGCGCGCGGCGGCGCGAGGTGCCGCGCCCGAACCTGCGGTTGCGGCTGATGACGCCGGGCGCGGTGCCGGATGGTGCTGGCGGGCGGGTGCGGTCCTGGACCGAGCTGGGCGTGGTCTGGGGGGAACTGCGCGCGCGCCGGGGCAGCGCGCGGGTGCAGGGCGGAACGGGCGGCGCGGTGGCGGCGCGGCTGCCGGTGACGGTGGTGCTGCGGGCGGCGCCGGTGGGCGATGCGGCGCGGCCCGTGCCGGGGCAGAGGTTCGAGCAGCGCTTGCCCGGCGGGATGCGTGCATTTCGCGTGGTGAGCGTGACGGAGGCCGCCGCGCCGATCGTGCCCGGCTGGCTGACCTGCATCTGCGAAGAGGAGGTCGCGACATGAGCTATGCGGTGTCAGGCGCGCTACAGGTGGCGGTCTATCAGGCGCTGATCGCGGATGCGGCGCTGGATGCGCTGATCGGCGGGGCGGTGCATGACGCGCTGCCCGATCCGGGCGCGGCGTTGCCGCCGGTCTATGTGCTGATCGGCGCGGAGGACGTCCGCGCCCGCGATGACGCCACGGCGCGCGGCGCGCTGATCCGGTTCACCCTGTCGGTGATCGGCGGGTCGGAGGGGTTTGCGCAGGTGAAGGCCGCAGCGGCGGCGGTGTGTGACGCGCTGGAGCCGGGCCTGCCGCCATTGGCGCGCGGGCGGTTGGTATCGCTGCGGTTCGAGCGGGCGCGGGCGGTGCGGACCGGCACGCAAGGCGGGCGGCGGATCGATCTGCGCTTTGCCGCGCGGGTGGAGGCGTGAGCTGACCGATACGGGCTGCGTCTGACGAGTGCGACGCGCGGGTATTTCGGGCAAGGCGTCGCGCTGCGGCGTGAGGCGTCGAGACGCGCGGTAAGTCAATATTTTCAACATTTTGGACGGAGGGCGCGATGGCGGCTCAAAATGGCAGGGATCTCCTGATCAAATTGGATCTGACCGGGGACGGGCAGTTCGAGACGGTGGCGGGGCTGCGGGCGACGCGGGTGTCGTTCAATGCGGAAACGGTCGATGTGACCTCGATGGCGAGCAGCGGCGGCTGGCGGGAATTGTTGGGCGGGGCGGGGGTGCGCTCTGCCGCGATTTCAGGGTCTGGCGTGTTTCGCGATGCGGCGACGGATGAACGGGCGCGGCAGATTTTCTTCGACGGGGACTGTCCGGATTTTCAGGTGATCGTGCCGGATTTCGGCCGGGTGCAGGGGGCGTTTCAGATCACCTCGCTCGAATATGCGGGCAGCCATGACGGAGAGGCGACCTATGAGCTGTCGCTGGCCTCGGCGGGCGCGCTGAGCTTTGTCGCACTATGAGCGGTGGCGCGAACCCTTGGGCCGGGGAGGTCGTGGTGACGCTGGATGGGGTGGCGCATCGGGCGAAGCTGACGCTGGGCGCGCTGGCCGAGTTGGAGGCGCAGCTGGGAGCGGAGAGTTTGCTCGACCTCGTGGCGCGGTTCGAGGCGGGGCAGTTTGCCAGTCGCGATGTGCTGGCGCTGATCGTCGCCGGTCTGCGCGGCGGGGGCTGGTCCGGCACGGCGCGGGAGTTGATGAGCGTCGAGATCGCGGGCGGTCCGGTGGCGGCGGCGCAGGTGGCGGCGGCGCTGCTGGCGCGGGCCTTTGCGCTGCCCGAGGTGGGGGCCGCTGCGGATGGGTGAGCGGCTGGATTGGCCCGGTTTGCTGCGGCTGGGGCTGACGCGGCTGCGGCTGCGACCGGCGGAATTCTGGGCGCTGAGCCCGGTGGAATTGCTGCTGATGCTGGGGCTGGCGCCGGGGGGCGGGGTGACGCCGCTGACGCGGGCCGGGCTATCGGCGTTGGAGGCGGCGTTTCCGGATGAGCGCGGCGCGGAACGGGAGGCGACAGATGGATGAGTTTGACACGGCGCAGGATGATCTGGAGGCGCTGGCCGGGAGCCTCGACGGGGCGGGGCGCATGGCGGTTCTGTTCGAGCGCGAGCTACAGCGAATGCAAGTGTCTCTGGGCCAGACGCAGGGCGGGGTGGCGCAGTTGTCGGGGGCGATCGGGCGCGGGCTGCGGCGGTCGTTCGACGGGCTGGTTTTTGACGGCATGAAGCTGAGCGAGGCAATGCGGGGTGTGGCGGCCTCGATCGCCGACGCGGCCTATTCGGCGGCGCTGAAGCCGGTGCAGGCGCAGATGGGCGGGATGATTGCGCGGGGGATCGAGGGGATGGTGACCGGCGCGTTGCCTTTTGCGCAGGGCGGGAGCTTCGCGCAGGGCCGGGTGATGCCCTTTGCGCAGGGGGGCGTGGTGACGGGGCCGGTGGCGTTCCCGATGCGGGGCGGCAGCGGGCTGATGGGCGAGGCCGGGCCGGAGGCGATCATGCCGCTGCGGCGCGGCGCGGATGGCCGGCTGGGCGTGAGCGCCGAGGGCGGCGGCGGCGCGCGGCCGGTGAGCGTGCAAATCCATGTGAGCACACCGGATGTCGCGGGGTTTCGCCGCAGTCAGAGCCAGATCGCGGCGGAGATGGGGCGGGCGCTGTCGCGCGGGGCGCGCAACAGGTGAGGGCGCGCGCGGGTCGGGGCGGATCGCCCCGCAGGGTTGCACGCCGGTGGCGGCGCGCCAGAGCGAAAGACATCAATGACAATCGGAGGGAGCGGCGGAATGGCGTTTCATGAGGTGCGATTCCCGGCGGATCTGAGCTTTGGCTCGGTGGGCGGGCCGGAGCGGCGGACAGAGGTGGTGACGCTGGCCAATGGCCATGAGGAGCGCAACACGCCCTGGGCCCATGCGCGGCGGCGGTATGATGCGGGGCTTGGGCTGCGCTCGCTTGACGATATTGCCGCGCTGATCGCGTTTTTCGAAGCGCGGGCCGGGCAGTTGCATGGCTTTCGCTGGAAGGATTGGAGCGATTGGAAAACCGGGCTGCCTTCGGGGGAGCCTGCGTTCGATGATGTGGAACTGGGCCGGGGCGACGGGGGGACGGCGCAGGTGGCGCTGCGCAAAAGCTATGCCTCGGGTGGGGTGGTCTATCACCGCCCGATTGCCAAGCCGGTCGCGGGCTCGGTCCGGATCGGGCTGGATGGGCAGGAAATGCGCGAGGGGGTGCATTACGCGGTCGATACGGGCACGGGCGTTGTGACATTCGCCGAGCCGCCCGAGGACGGGCTGCGGATCACGGCGGGGTTCCAATTTGACGTGCCGGTGCGGTTCGACACGGATCGGATCGCCACGTCGGTCGCCAATTTTCAGGCGGGCGAAGTGCCGGATGTGCCGGTGGTGGAGCTGCGGCTGTGAGTGCCGTGGTTGGGAGCGGCGCGGCGGAGGCGGCGCTGAGCGCGCATCTCGGCGCGGGCGCGACGACGGTGGCGCGGGCCTGGGCGGTGACGCGGCGCGATGGGGTCACGCTGGGGTTCACCGATCATGATCTAGCGCTCCAATTCGAGGGGATCGTGTTTCGCCCCGGCGGCGGCATGACGGCGCAGGCGCTGGTGCAGGCAAATGGCCTGTCGGTCGACAATAGCGAGGCGCTGGGCGTGCTGAGCCATGCCGCGATCCGGGCGGAGGATATCGAGGCCGGGCGCTATGATGGCGCAGAGGTGCGCGCGTGGCTGGTGAACTGGCAGGTGCCGGAGGACCGGGCGCTGGATTTCGCGGGGACGATTGGGGAGATCCGGCGCGGCGACGGGGGCTTTGCCGCCGAGTTGCGCGGGGTCACTGAGGCGCTGAACCAGCCGCAGGGCGCGGTCTATCAGGCGACCTGCCCGGCGGTGCTGGGCGATGGGGCCTGCGGCGTCGATCTGGAGGCGCCGGGGCGGTCGGTTGAAATGGCGGCGGGCGGTGTGACGCGGGGCCGGGTGTTTCGATTGCCCGACCTGACGGGCTATGCGCCGGGCTGGTTCGCGCGCGGGCGGGTGCGCGTGCTGAGCGGCGCGGGCGCGGGGCTGTCGGGTGTGGTCAAGGTCGACCGGCTGGAAGAGGACGGTTTGCGGCGGATCGAGCTGTGGCAGGAGTTGCGCGTCGATCTGGCCGAGGGCGATGTGATCCGGCTGGAGGCGGGCTGCGACAAGAGCGCGGGCACCTGTGCGGTGAAATTCGACAACTTGCTGAACTTTCGCGGCTTTCCCGACATTCCGGGCGAGGATTGGCTGATGAGCTATCCCAAGCGGAGCCAGTCGCAGAGCGGCGGCAGTCGGCGCAAGACGGGCACGGCGCTGGTCAATTTCGTCACCGGGTTGCAGGGGGGCGAGGGATGAGCGTGACAGGGCTGGATGTGCAGGTGGCGGATGAGGCGCGGCGCTGGCTGGGCACGCCTTATCGCCATCAATGCGCGACGCGGGGCGCGGGGACGGATTGTCTGGGGCTGGTGCTGGGCATTTGGCGGACGCTGCATGGCGACTGGCCGGAGGATGTGCCGCCCTACACGCCCGATTGGTCCGAGCCATCGCGGCAGGAGCGGTTATGGCAGGCCGCCGCGCGACATCTGGAGGAGCTGCCTGCGGGCACGCCCCATGCGCCGGGGCAGGTGCTGTTGTTTCGGATGCGCGCGGGCGGGGTGGCCAAGCATCTGGGCGTGTTGAGCGCGGTCGCGCCGGCGAAATTTATCCATGCCTATTCGGGACATGGGGTGTGCGAAAGCGCGCTGACCCCGCCTTGGGCGCGGCGGGTGGTGGCGCGGTTTGCGTTTCCGGCAGGGCCGGGCGGCATTGATCAGACGGGAGAGCGGTGAATGGCGACTTTGGTTCTGTCGGCGGCGGGAGCTTGGGCTGGCTCGGCGCTGGGTGGCACGGTGCTGGGCCTGTCGAGCGCGGTGGTGGGCCGGGCGATTGGCGCGACGCTGGGCCGGGTGATCGACGCGCGGCTGCTGGGCACAGGCGCGGAGCCGGTGGAGGTGGGGCGGATCGAGCGGTTCCGCCTGACCGGGGCGAGCGAGGGCAGCGCCATCGCGGATGTCTGGGGGCGGATGCGGATCGGCGGTCAGGTGATCTGGGCGTCCGAGTTCAAGGAGCGCCGCAGCAAAAGCGGGGGCGGCGGCAAAGGCGCGCCGTCGCAGCCCGAAGTGGTGAGCTACAGCTATTCGGTGTCGCTGGCGGTGGCGCTGTGCCGGGGCGAGATCCTGCGCGTGGGGCGAATCTGGGCCGATGGGATGGAGATCGCGCGGGAAGACGTGACCCTGCGGGTTTATACCGGCGCTGCCGATCAGATGCCCGATCCGCTGATCGAGGCGGTGGAGGGCGCGGGCACGGTGCCGGCCTATCGCGATCTGGCCTATGTGGTGATCGAGGATCTGGCGCTGGGGCAGTTCGGCAATCGCGTGCCGCAGTTTTCATTTGAGGTGGTGCGCCCGGTGCCGTCGGAGGTCGCCCCGGCGGGCGCCGAAAGCCTGAGCCAATTGGTGCGCGGCGTCTGCCTGATCCCCGGCACGGGGGAATATGCGCTGGCGACCTCAAAAGTGCATTACCGGGGGTTTCTGGGTGAAAACCGCGCCGCCAATGTGAACACGCCCTCGGGGGAGAGCGATTTTGCGACCTCGCTCGCCGCGCTGGAGGAGGAGCTGCCCGCCTGCGGAACCGTGTCGCTGGTGGTGTCGTGGTTCGGGGATGATCTGCGCTGTGGCTCCTGCGAGGTGCGCCCCTTGGTGGAGCAGCGCGAGAGCGATGGTGACAGCATGCCGTGGGCGGTCAGCGGGCTGACGCGGCTGGAGGCGGGCGAGGTGCCCAAGGACGACAGCGGCGCGCCGGTCTATGGCGGCACGCCCTGCGATGCTTCGGTGATCGAGGCGATCCGGGCGCTGCGCGCGGCGGGGCGGGAGGTGATGTTTTATCCCTTCGTCCTGATGACGCAGATGGCGGGCAATGCTCTGCCCGATCCGTGGAGCGGGGGCACGGGTCAGGCGGTTCTGCCATGGCGCGGGCGGATCACGACCGAGCGTGCGCCGGGCGTGGCGGGATCGCCGGATGGCACGGCGCAGGCGGCGGCGGAGGTCACGGCGTTTTTCGGGGCGGGCGCTGCCGGGGATACGGTGCCGTTGGGCGACAGCGTCGGGTGGAGCGGGCCGGACAGTTGGGGCTATCGGCGGTTCATCCTGCATTATGCGCGGCTCTGTGCGCAGGCGGGCGGGGTGGATGCGTTTTGCATCGGCTCGGAAATGCGGGGGCTGACGCGGGTGTGCGATGCGGCGGGGTTCCCGGCGGTGGATGCGTTGCGGTCGCTGCTGGCGGAGGTGCGCGCGATTTTGGGGCCGGAGTGCGCGATCAGCTATGCCGCCGATTGGACCGAATATGGCGGTTATGTTCCCGTGAGCGCGGGCGATGATCTGCGGTTTCCGCTGGATGCGCTTTGGGCGGATGAAAACATCGATTTCATCGGCATCGACAATTACGCGCCGCTGGCCGATTGGCGCGACAGCGCGGATCATCTGGATGCGCAGGCCGGGTGGAGCGCGGTGCATGACGTCGGCTATCTCCAGGCCAATATCGAGGGCGGGGAGGGCTATGATTGGTTCTACCCCGACGAGGCCGCGCGCATGGCGCAGCGCCGCGCGCCCATCACCGATGGCGCGCATGGGGAACCTTGGGTCTACCGGGTGAAGGATCTGCGGGGCTGGTGGGGTAACCCGCATCACGAGCGCATTGACGGCCTGCGGCAGGGGCAGGCGACGGCTTGGGTGCCGGGGTCGAAGCCGATCCGGTTCACCGAATATGGCTGTGCGGCCATCGACAAGGGCGCGAATGCGCCGAACCGGTTTCTGGACCCCAAAAGCTCGGAATCCGGATTGCCTCCGTTTTCGGACGGGCGGCGCGATGACGCGATGCAGGCGCAATATCTGCGGGCCATGGCGGGCTATTGGGGCGATCCGGCGCGCAACCCGCTGTCGGCGGTCTATGGCGGGCCGATGCTGGATATGACGCGGGCGCATGTCTGGGCGTGGGACGCGCGGCCTTATCCGTGGTTTCCCAACCAAGCGGACCTGTGGTCGGACGGGGTGAATTACGCGCGGGGGCATTGGCTGAACGGGCGCACGGGGGGCGAATCCCTCGCGGCTGTGATCGCGGATATTTGTGCCCGCGCCGGGCTGGTGCCGGATGTGACGGGCCTGTGGGGCACGGTGCGCGGCTATGGCTGCGACCGGATCGACACGGCGCGCGCGCGGTTGCAGCCGCTGGTTCTGGCGCATGGTCTGGATGTGGTGGAGCGCGGGGGGCAGATCGCGTTCCGGCAAAGGGCGCAGGCGCAGGTGGGTGTGCCGGTGGCGCGCGAGGAAATGGCGGTGAGCGACCGGCTCGACGCCGATCTGGAACTGACCCGCGCGCCAGAGCCGGAAATCGCCGGGCGGCTGCGGCTGAGCCATGTGGAGGCCGATGGCGATTTCGCCACGCGGGTGGCCGAAGCGGTGGTGCCGGGCAATGACGCGGCGCCGGTCACGGACAGCGAGCTGCCAATGGTGCTGAGCGCGGCGGAGGGCCGGGCGATTGCGGAACGCTGGTTGGCAGAGGCGCGGGTGGCGCGGGATACGGCGCGGTTCGCCTTGCCGCCGTCGCGGCGCGATCTGGGCCCCGGCGATCTGATCCGGTTGCAGGATGCGCGGGGCGTGGATGATCTGTGGCGGATCGACCGGGTGGAGGCCGCCGGTGCGCGGCTGATCGAGGCCGTGCGGGTGGAGCCTCAGGTGCATGAGCCGCCCGATATGATCGAGGATCTGCCGGGCACGGGCGCCTTCACGCCTGCGTTGCCGGTGGAGGCGGTGTTCATGGATCTGCCGCTGCTGCGCGGTGATGAGGTGCCGCATGCGCCGCATCTGGCGGTAAGCGCGACGCCTTGGCCCGGCACGGTGGCCGTGCATGGCGCGCCCGGCGATGAGGGCTATGCGCTGTTGGATGTGCTGAACGCCCCTTCGGCGCTGGGCGAAAGCGTCAGCGCGCTGCCTGCGGGCCGAGTGGGCCTGTGGCAGTGGGGCGCGGCGCTGCGGCTGCGGATGGTGCCGGGGGCGGAGCTGATGTCTGCCTCCGCGCTGGAGGTGCTGAACGGCGCGAATGTGCTGGCGCTGGGCGCGGGATCGACCGGCCCGTGGGAGGTGCTGCAATATCGCGAAGCGCGGCTGGTGGGGCCGGATCTATGGGAGCTCGACGGTCTGCTGCGCGGACAGGCGGGCAGCGATGGGGTGATGCCGGATCTATGGCCTGTGGGCAGCCGCGCGGTGCTGCTGGACGGGGTGCCGCAGCAAATCCCGCTGAGCGAGGATGCACGCGGGCTGGCGCGGCATTACCGGATCGGACCGGCGGCGCGCGGGGTGGACGACGCGTCCTATACCCACATGCAGCTGGCGTTTGACGGGGTGGGGCTGCGGCCCTATCGGCCCTGCCATTTGCGCGCGGCTTGGGCGGGGGGCCGGCTGGACCTGACATGGGTGCGGCGCACGCGGGAGGGCGGCGACAGCTGGGCCTCCTACGAGGTGCCGCTGGGCGAGGCGCGCGAGCTTTACCTGATCCGGGTGCGCGACGGGACCGGGGCGCTCAGGCGCGAGGTGACCCAGACCGCGCCCGAGTGGAGTTACAGCGCCGGGCAGCGCGCGGCGGATGGCGTCGCTCTGCCCTGCATGATCGAGGTGGCACAGCTGTCGGACCGGTTCGGAGCCGGACCATTTGAGAGGATCGAAATCAATGGATGAGACCGCAATTCTGAACCTGCCCTTGCTGATGCCGGCGCAGGCGCAAAAACATGTGGCGGTGAATGAGGCGCTCGGGCGGCTCGACGCGCTGGCGCAGCTGGTGGTGGAGAGCCGGGGTCTGACCACGCCGCCGGGGATTGTCGTCGAGGGTGCGGTCTATGCGGTGCCCGCAGGCGCGGTGAACGCATGGGCGGGCGCGGGCGGCAAGCTGGCGGTGGGGCTGAACGGCGGCTGGGCCTTGGTCACGCCGCGCCGGGGCTGGCGCGCGTGGATCGCCGATGAGGGCCGGGTGCGGGTGTTCGACGGCGGGGCTTGGGTCACCGCCGATCTGGGGCTGAGCGCATCGGGAGCGGCGTCGCGGTTCGAGGTGATCGAGTTCGAGGAGGACATCGCGGCGGGGGCGAGCCACACCACGGTGCAGGAAATCCCGGCGGATATGATGGTGTTCGCGGTCTCGGCCCGCGTGACCGAGGAGATCACCGGCACGCTGAGCGGTTGGGAGATGGGGCTGGCGGCCGATCCGGCGATGTTCGGGACCGGCATGGGGCTGGCGGTGGGCGCCTGGGCGCGGGGGCTGCTGGGCGCGCCAATGGGGGTCTACGCGGCGACGCCGCTGCGGCTGGGCGCGCTGGGCGGTGATTTCGCAGGCGGTCGGGTGCGGATCGCGGTGCATGGCTATTCGGTGGGGCTGCCGGGGCTGTAGCATGCGATCTGTGTTGATCGGGGATCTGCTGGCGGCGGCGCAGGTGCTGGCGGCGGTGCCGGAGCGCGCGCGGGCAGGGCGTCTGGACTGTCTGCTGCGCGGTGCGGCGCTGGCCGAGCGGCATCGGCAGCGCACCGGGCGGGCGCATCCGCGCTACGGTGACGGCTCGCTCATGGCGGCGGCGATGAAGGCGCCCCGCGTGCCGGGGACGGTGCGCGATGCGGAGTTTCGCCGGTGTCTGGGGATGGTGCTGGCGGGGCTCGGGTGA